ATAATGTTCTTAACTGCTACAGCGCCGCCTTCTTTGAAGCACTGCATCTTGGGTAATGTCTTAAAGCCGTCCATGGGGTTTTCCTCGAGGTTATTGGATTGTAGGGTGATCAGCCCTTATATCTACTAATGCACAAAAACAGGGGTTTACGCCCCTAAAAACAATGCCCGTTCGCGTTTGCGGCGGTTGATAAGTACTTCTGGTTTATTCCAGTTTAGGATCGCATCTGCTGCGCCCTGCATGTCATTTTGGTTGATTTTCTTAACTACGGTAGAGTTAGAAAAATTAGTGCCTCCAATATTGAAACAGAGGCTGTATAGGGCGTCGAATTGGTGTTGTTGGAGGGGTACCTTTACCGAGGTCTCTACGGCCTCGCTACACCACTTTAAATCCTTCCTAAGCAGCTCTTCTACCTGATCATCTGTCAGGGTGGCTGTCAGCAGATACTCTTCATCGGTTTTGATGAGGTGGCCAACACCAATCGTCCAAAGACCCTTGGAGTCTTGGTACGCCTTGTTGCGTGAGCCTTCTTCTTTGGTAATAAAGTCTAGGGTGGATTTTGCGATTGCCATGAGGTTTTCTTCAATCTGGGTATATCGGTTTGTGAAGTGAAAGGCTGCAATTATGCCTAAACACCACATTAGTACTACTAAAGTTTTTTTCATTTTGGCTCCTTTCTTTACGCTAGTATAGCGTAAATTGGGGGGTCACTTATTTACTTAGTGAGTCGTATTGGGCGTAGCAGGCTTGGAGGCTGGAGCGGAGGAGGTCTGCTCTGGCAGCTTCCCTAACAAGAAATTCTGCATCCTCGGCAGAAAGGGCTCGCCCAGTTCCGTCTTGTCCATTTGCGGCGTCTTGGGCGCGACTGGGACGTTTACGCAGCTCGCTAACAGCATCGAGCAGCTGAGTATTAATAGCTTGAATTTGTGCATCTTTTTCAGTCCTTATTTGGTCTGCTTCTGCTTGGTGTCGTTGTTCGGTTTCTTGGACAAGTCGGGTTTGTTCCAGCTTATATGTTTCAAAGCGGCTAGACTCAAAATGATACCCGCTATACCAAGCGGCAGAAAAAATAACAGCAGCAGCAATAATTTTGGCATAAGTTAAAATAGATAAAGGAAACATTATTCACTCTTTTGAGTTGCAGCCTTTGCACCAATCATCACGCCAGATCCACCTAATGTGGTAGCTAGCCCCATGCCTAATTTTTCCAAGTCAATCTCGGTGCCATGAAACGCGGCAAATAGTGCAATACCTAAAAAACCAATAACGCAAATTACTGCACAAAAACGTGCAGCGCAGTATGTCTGGTTGTCGTCTTCGGTAAGGATGTCTTTAAACAGTTTCATTTTTGGTTACCTGCTAGTAGCGCAACTACCACAGCGATAAGTTGCATGGTCCATTGCCGCGTGTCCCCTGTGGACAAACATGGTATCCAGTCTAATATACAGATTGATCCGATAGTTGCTGATACGCCCACAACATAAACTAATAACCAGATCAAAACTTGTCTGTAGTTATTGCTGTTCATTTAATTTGGCTTGGTGGCAAAGTAGTGGCTTATAAAGCCAACAAACGAGCTCAATGCAGAGACCACCATCATGCCTGCCCACATACCGCCTTTAGATTTATTTGCCAACTCACAAAGTTGCTCAACTGATTTTTCGAGTTTGTCGATCTTTTTCTCAAGCGAATCAACCGTTGCAACAAGTTGACCATACTTAAATATGTCGATTTGGTTATCGTGGTCCATTTAATTAGCCAATCAATGCTGTTACTTCAGCTTGTGTTAGTCCTAATGCTGTTAGTTTAGCTAGTGCAGAAGCCTTTGCATCTTTAGCGTTGATGATGCGGTACTGATTACCCCCAAAAGCACTGTTCGAGTTGACTTGAACGGCTGTGGGCGCTGAGGTAGCAGCCGTAAGCACTACGGTGTTACCTAACGGAGTGAAGGCTGCGGATACGCTCATTGTACGGTTTCTTCCTTTTGTTCTGGTGCAGGTACTTGTGGATCTGCCTGATTCTTAATGTTTGCTAACAAATTCCATGCACCTGTTTTGGTCGGTAATTCACCTAACATTTGCAAAATGTAGTTCACTTCGTTAACAGACAATTCCAGTTTAATTGTTACATCTTCCATTTATATCCCCTTACGGTTGTTAAAAATTACTTAGCAATAGCTTCTTCAAAAGGTGTTAAATCATTAGAGCCATAATATTCTGCACCTTTAGCAATTTGAATTTCAAGGTGTTCTTTATTGCGCTTAACTGTATCAGCCCATTCTGCATCAGTCATATCAGCAGGTTTTCCTGCGTTGATAAGGTTTACAGAATCCATAGCTGCTTTATAGTCTTGTGCTACTTGTTGTTCGTGTGTCATTTCAATCATTTTTATGCTCCTAATTTAGCTTGTAATGCGGCGATTTGCGCTGCTTGGGTTGTTACTAAGGTGTTAAGTTCTTGGATTGCTTTAAGAAGGACTACAGTTAAGCGTTCATATTGGAAGCCTTCGACTTCGCCTTCTGCGCCATAAGATACCAATTCTTTAATGCCAGCTTGGTCAACTTCATCAGCAATAATACCGAAATGGTCTAAAGTTTGGTCATCGCCTTCAGATTTAGATTTGTAACGAACTGGTCTGAATTTATTGACATCAATAGATTCTAAATCACGAATATCTTGCTTGTATTTCAATGCTGAAGTAGAACGAACAAACTGACCGCTAGATGTAACGAACATATTGGCAGCACTAGCAGTTGTGCTTACATAGGCTTTAGGAACAAAAATGTCTTTGTTGTTATCTAGCCACAAATTAGGATTACCATCACCATCAGATAACACAATGTAGTTACTTGATGTACGGATGTCTAGGCTGTTTTGATTGCCTGAGTAAGCACCAACAATAGTATTTTTAGAACCACTTGTCATTAAGTTACCAGCAACAGAACCTAAAAATGAGTTATAAGTTCCTGTTGTAGCGTTTTGTCCAGCAAACGCACCTACATAAGTATTAACACCATTTCCAGCAGAACCTAAATTGTGTGTTTGACCAGCTTGATAGCCTAAGAAAGTATTGTATGTAGAAACAGAGGTAGTATAACCAGCCTGCATACCAAAGAAAGCGTTACTTGCACCAGTAGTATTAGCATACCCAGCTTGATAGCCTACTGCTGTGTTATTAGAAGCGGTGGTGTTTGACTTCAAAGAACCTGTTCCAACAGCCACATTATATGAACCTGTGGTGTTGCTATACATAGCTGGCAAAATTGAAGAACCAGCATCATATCCACCGATTGCTGTATTTGATTGACCTGTTGTATTTGCAGTAAGGACATTATCACCAACTGCTGTAATACCAGTTCCTGTTGTGTTTGCAGAAGCCGCTTCTCTGCCCAATCCTGTATTTCTTGCTCCTGTGTTTGTAGCTAATGCTCTATAACCAAAAGCTGAACTTCCATCTGCTGTGGTAGTGCTATATAGAGCTTGATAACCTACTGCTGTGTTATTAGATGCGGTGGTGTTTGCTTGAAGTGATTGGAAACCTAAAGCGGTATTGTTAGCGCCTGTTGTATTAGAATATAAAGCCGAGTTACCAAAAGCCGCATTATAGCCTCCTGTAGTATTTGCCAATAGCGCATTGCAACCAAAAGCATCTACCGCACCAGTTGTGGTGGCTCTTGCAGCTTGGTATCCAACCGCAGTATTTGCAATTCCAACGCAAACATCGCTATATAATGCTTGATAACCTAAAGCAGTTACAACTCCACTAGTATTGTGGGTATACCCAGCTTGATAACCTACTGCTGTGTTATTAGATGCGGTGGTGTTTGATGCAAGGGCTTGATAACCACCAGCAAAGTTATTGTTTCCAGAAGTATTTACCTGTAATGCTCCTTGACCAATAGCTGTGCTATTACTACCTGTGCTATTAGCTTGCATAGCATATTGACCAATAGCTGTTAGATAACTACCTGTGGTATTTGATTGTAATGCTGCCTGACCAAAAGATGAATTATTTGTTCCTGTAGTAGTTCCATAACCAGAAGCTGCACCAATAAAAGTGTTATAAGCACCTGTCGTATTACTATACCCAGCCTGATAGCCTACTGCTGTGTTATTAGATGCGGTGGTGTTTGCTTGAAGTGCTTGATTGCCAATAGCAATATTGTAAGAACCAGAAGTATTTTGATAAAGCGATTGCAAACCAAATGCAGAATTATAGCTACCGCTATTATTGTTACTTAAAGATTGGTAACCAAATGCTTGGTTTTGTTGCGCTGAAGTTGCTGATGGTAAAGCATATTGACCAAAAGCTGAATTATATCCACCAGTATTTGTAGCTGCTAAAGCACCATTACCTACAACAGTATTACTAGAAACACTACCACCACCCTTACCAACAGTAAGACCTGATATAGAAGCGTCATTAGCTAAAGTTAAGCTAGTGCCGTTAAAGGTCATATTGGCAGAACCAGCCAATGAACCGCTAGAGTTGTACTGAACTTGAGTATTGGAGCCACCAGCAATACCAGCACCGCCTTTACCAGCGATGATCTGCACAACACCGGCGTTGTCTTTATAGTACAACTTGCCGTCGGTGATGTTGATTGCCAACTCACCATTGACGAGGTTAGCGGCCAACGGCGCTGTAGCCGCTGTGGTGCTGTAGTATAACGAAATTGGTGTGTAGCCCGTAGCTGCCATATTTATTCCTTATTAAGGTATGCTAATACTTCTTTTGGTTTTACAAATCGGTCGTTTTTATGTTCAACAAACTCCCACCATAGGAATTGGTTTTCTACTAAAGTTGACCGATCTTTTAGTAGGTTAATATTTTCTGGGTGGCCAAAAATAAAAGGATCTGATACTGACCACAACACTATTCCACTTTTGCCTTCATCCCACGCAAGGTGTTGAAAAAAGCTGTCAACGCCAATCCATGTTTTGCACTCCCTAAGCAACTGTCTTAACTCGCTTATTGGCAAGTTTTTTCTAAAGTCTGGTACCAGTTGCTTTTCGCCTTCTATTCCTACTTGGATAATTGGCTTGTCAATCTGACTAATCAATTCTTCCCAGTAAGGATAGTTCTTTGGGTTCTGTTTACCATTGCGCAGTTTTTGTGCATACGGGGCTATGATAATCATGTGTATAGCTTCCTGTACGCGTCTTCTAAACTGCCTTTCCATTTCCACTGATCCATTTTGCCGTATATGTTATACGGGCCAATGTCACCAAATAACTTCTCTGCTTGCGCTATTGATCTGCCGGGAACCACTTCAGGGTAGCATGTAAAAACTTCAGGGCTACGTATTGCAGGCAAAACATGACTAAATACAATGTGATCGCCAAGACCGCAATTGAGTACCACAATGGTCTTATCACGATACTGCAAAACATTCCTAAAAATTTGTTCATCATAATCATACATCTCGCGTCTTGTTTCACTGCGAATCCCACCTTGTGGGTTCTTCATGTGCCATGTTACGGCATCTGGTACCGCTAAAATGCTGTAGCCTCTGCGGTGCAAGTTATAAGTAAATAGCGTCTCTTCTCTGTGCGCCACTCGGGACAAACCCAAATTATAATCTTGCACACCAGCGCGATACAAGAAGGTGCAATGTAAATGCTCAACTTCTCTTGCTGTTGCTATCTTGCCCCACTGCACGTTGGGCTCACTATCAATGTTATCAATCTTACCGGTAACATTTCCGGTGTTTGGCATATATGGCGGGGTTAACACCGAACCACCTACAGCACCTAAATTGGGCCAGATTTGTGTCCAATGATACAAATTCTCAAGCACGTTGGCTTCCGGTATTGCGTCATCATCACAACGCCAAACCCAATCGTAGCCCATCGTATTTGCGCGTTGGTGGATGTGGTGCTGACCTTTTTTATCAGCGTACTGCCACTCCCATGCAATACCTTTTGCATCTAACATTTGAAAAAAGTATTGGTAAATCATCTCACTGCGCATGTCTTGTGGCTTGTCATTATCATCAAACACAACCAGCTTATCTACTGGTTTGGTTTGGTTAATAATAGCGTTTAATACTAGTGGCAGTGTTGTAAAGTACCTCCCGCGTGTTGCCACGGAGCAGAGAACTTTACTCACTTGCAGTCCACCGACAAATCATCAAGTTGCAAGGATTTGACGCGTCAATCTTTTGTGGTACATCTGTAATCTCGCCGTGCTCGTTGATGTAATTAAACTCAAAGCCCGAAAAGTGACGTTCGTTCAATCCATGCAGCTTATGATGTGGCCCCCAAAATCCGGGTGGCTCATTCATTGGCACAGTAATCAACAAACGCTTACAGTGCTTTTTAAGATTCTCAACAATCTCCATGCCGGTGTCAAGGTGCTCAATTACTTCAAACGCCACAATGGTGTCATACTGTTCTAGCTCGTAGGTGTTGATGTCACACCATTCAAACTTAGCGTTGTACCCCCAGTCTTGTTCTTTAGCAACTTCAACAATGATTGGGTCGTAGTCTACGCCGGTATACTCAATGTCTTTTGGAAAAAATTGAATACCATAACCATTTGAACAACCAATTTCTAAAATTTTTTTACCGAGCAGATTTTTTGCTGCCCAGTTGTATCTTGTTACTTCGCGTGGGTATACCGTATCGCCTTTTAGAAATACTGCGCGTTCCCAAAAGTTTGATAAGCGCCAGCGGTACCATTCTGTGTTGTACTTTTTAGCTAACCTTAATGAGTTAATTAAAAAGATGTTGTCCCAACCTTGTACTAAATTGGCGTCGTGCATGGTGCCTTCGCCTTTGTGGTAGATTGGAAAGCCGCCTGTATATTGCGTTCCATCCCACAACTTTTCAAACACTTCTAATACTTTAAAGCCAGCTTTTTCAGCTTCAATGCAAAATTCAGTATCTTCTCCGCCGCCTACGCCGTACTCTTCGTTTAGTAATCCGATTGTATCGAATACTCTGCGGTGAATCATAACACAAAAGAACACTGCAAAATCACGACCCGCTGGTTCAGAATTTCCTTTAATAATGCAAGAGATTCCACAGTTTGGATCAACAAATGGCCTGTCTAAAATGTCAAGCCACTGGTTTTGATTTTGTTCCAACAAAACAGTGTCGTTATTTAACAAAACAATTTTGTTGCATGTTGCAACCTTAATGGCTGCGTTATTTGCTCCTGAGTACCCAAGTGCTTTGTCTGACCAAACCACTTTTAAATTGGGCACTGCTGTTGCCAAATAATCTAAGTATGCTTTTGTGTTATCTACACAACCGTTTGCGGATATAATTAATTCAATGTCTTCTAAGTTGGTATACTTAACAATTGAATCCACACACGGCTTTAAATACTTTTCACAATGATTGTAAGTTGGTATTACAATGCTATATTTCATATTGTCCTCAAAGTTCATACGAACTTATATTATATTACTAAAATGTTCCGCCTGTCACCCCGCCGGTAAAGGCGTTAGTTACGGAATTGTATGTTAAGCCAGTGTTTACATAAGGGGCTTGGCTGCCTGTTGTTCCAGAAACAAAAGTAACGTATCCGGGGTTTAGGGTACTGGTGGTGGTTACGGATATGGCTGTTGGAGTCACACCACTGTAACCAGAGATGCCGCTGTAGCCGGAGATACCGCTATAGCCAGAAATACCACTGTATCCACTGTAGCCAGAGATACCGCTGTAACCAGAGATACCGCTAAAACCGCTGTAACCAGAGATACCACTGTAGCCAGAAATACCGCTGTAGCCAGAAATACCGCTGTAGCCAGAGATACCAGAATATCCGCTGTAACCAGAAATACCAGAATATCCGCTGTAACCAGAGATACCGCTGTAACCAGAGATACCGCTGTAACCAGAGATACCGCTGTAACCAGAGATACCGCTGTAACCAGAGATACCGCTGTAACCAGAGATACCGCTGTAACCAGAGATACCGCTGTAACCGCTGTAGCCAGAGATACCAGAATATCCGCTGTAGCCAGATATGCCGCTGTAACCAGAGATACCAAAATATCCGCTATAACCAGAAATGCCGCTGTAGCCTGATTTTCCGCTGTATCCGCTAAAACCACTAAAACCAGAGAAACCGCTTATGCCGTTTGCAATGGCAAAAATGATTGGTAAATTGTTTGCAAATCCGGTTGTGCCTGTACCCGAAGAGCTTACCAATGAAGCGGGGATTGTATAGTATCCACCAGCGTTTGTTGGGGTTCCAGTGATAATCCAAGTTTGTTGGTTAGCACTGTTGCTTTGATCTTGAATAACAACTTCTTCAGTCGTTGCAAGCAAAGCCAAAAATACGCTAATGTCAACACCATTTGCTGCCGTTGTGCTGACGTTTAATTGTGTTGCACTTGTTTGTGTGGCGTTGTTCCACAACAAATAATCTATTCCGGGGTTACCGCTGGTAGCAGAAGTATTTGCTTTATAAAAATAATAACTGCTTGATATACCGCTTGCGCCGCTGTAACCTGATATTCCGGAACCGCTGTAACCAGAGATACCGCTGTAACCAGAGATACCGCTGTAACCAGAGATACCGCTGTAGCCAGAATAGCCACTAAAACTAGAATAACCAGATGTGCCAGAATACCCGCTATAGCCGCTATAGCCGCTTATTCCAGATCCAGAGTACCCAGATATGCCTGAGAAGCCAGAAAGGCCTGAAACGCCGCTATAGCCCGAAATACCGCTATATCCACTGTAGCCAGAGATACCGCTGTATCCTGAATAGCCAGAAATCCCTGACCAACCGCTGTATCCGCTGTAGCCTGACACGCCAGAACCACTATAGCCAGAGATGCCTGAAAAACCAGAAAGACCAGACACACCACTATAGCCAGATGTTCCGCTATACCCGCTGTAACCTGATATACCAGAGATACCAGAGTAGCCAGAGATGCCAGACCAGCCACTATAACCGCTATAACCAGATACACCAGAACCTGAGTAGCCAGAGATACCAGAAAATCCAGAAAGACCCGATACGCCACTAAAACCTGATATGCCGCTATATCCAGAATATCCACTAATACCTGAATAACCAAACGCGCCACTGATACCAGAGTATCCAGAAAAACCACTGGTTCCTGATTTACCGCTGTATCCAGAAGTACCAGAAAAACCACTGTAGCCAGATACACCGCTAAAACCCGATGTACCTACGCCGCTATAACCAGAGTATCCACTATAACCAGACCAGCCAGAAATAGGGCCAATAACTTGTTGTGTGCCATCGCTGTAATAAATTACTAAATCGCCATTCGATGGAACGTAAACAATTGTAGTGATCAGTTTGCCGGGCGACGCAGCATTGGCAATCTGTGATACAGACGCCTGCTTTGTTACTCCGTTTTGTACCAGCGGTACCTGTTCGTTACCAGTTAAGGTGATCGCAACAGGCAGCTGCGTTATCGACTGATCTGCCATTTGTTTTTATTAAGTATAAGTAAATGCGCCGTGCGCTGTTGCAGTTCCAAACGGAGAAATCACAGTTAAGTCTACTAAGCCCGCAACAGCATGCGCTGGAGTCGTGGCTGTAATTTGCGTAGAGTTGACAACATTAAATGTGCAAATTACACCGCCTAGTTTTACAGTATTTACGCTAGTAAAGTTTTCACCATTAATGGTTACTGGTGTTCCACCTGCTTTTGGTCCAGTGTTTGGCGTTATTGTGCCAACATACGGAAACAAGGTCATTGGTGAATACGGGAAACTTAATGTATTCAAGTCGCCTTGTGTGTTTCCACTGTATGGTGATACTCCATCAATAAACATGGAGTTTTCATCTTGGAAACCACCTTGGGTTAATATCTGATTACCACCAATTGGTCCCGTAGCTACTGAAACGTCTGGTCTTGGATGACGTAATGCAATATTCTCTGTTTGTAATGCTGGTAAACGCCATGGATCAAAATCATCCCGATCTTCTGCACACACGCGCATGCCCGGGAAATTTGGATCAGGCATTAAGTCTACGTAGGGAAACTTTCTGCTGCAGCGATCGCATATTCCAATCGCTACAACAGAGTTTCGGCTAGTATCTAAGTAGACAGGCATTTAATTGCCTTAAGCGGTTTGACCGTCGTTTTTGATCAGTTTGCCAGTTACAATAATACCCACAGCATACGTGCCTGTACTTGTTTTTAACTGCCACTGAATATCAGTTTTTTGACCGTATGCAAACGGATCTTGTGAACGTGTTGCGGTATAAATAGAAGTAAAAGGCTGTTGTAAAATAGATGACTGAACACCTGTCACGTTATTGTTTGTAACAACGTTATAAACAAGATAGTTGCCGCTGGTGTAACTATTAGACGTGTTGGCTTCTACATAATCTAAATAGAATGTGTATCCATTTGGAACAGTGTAGATAGTGCTCTGTGATTTACCGATCCCAGTGTTAATCTGGGCTAAAGTATTTGCGCCTTGTTTAACACTAATTGCACCTTGGTTGGTGTTGTAACCACTTCCCGGTTTTGTTAAAAACAAGCTGTTAACACGCAAATAGCTGTTAGTTGTTACTGTGTTGCCGCTTGCAATTGTAACGGTTTCAGATAATGGGTTAAAGTTTGCATCTAAGCCATTAATTAAAACAGTAGCACCAATGTCGCTAGCAGATCCGCTTGCTACGTTTGCCGTTGCAGCTGATGCTGGAAAGGTATACGTAGTTGCGTTTTCCCAAATAGGAATAGACGTTGTTGTTACGTTTGCTTGATAACCAAAAATACTAACGGTTGTGTGGCCAGCAATTTGACCGCGAGCAACTTGCAAGTCAAACGGCTCGTAAGCCCCGACCTTAGTTACCGATTCAAAAGATGAAGGATTTTGTTGTAAGTTTGTTACTAAATTCGATGCCATAATAATTTCCTTTTAAAGTTAATGCGGGGGCATACCGCCCCCGAGGCAATTATTATGAGTTGGTGTAACCTTGACCAACGTTGATGATCGAGCCAGTGTAGTTACGTGCTGTATATTGGGCTTGGAATATGCCAGAAATACCGCCAGCGGTCAACGCAGTAACGTTAGCTGCAGCAAAAGACAAAGTTGCATCTAAAGTACCGACGTTAGAGATAACGTTAGCAACGGCTGCAGTTTGAGTAAAGCTGATTCCGATAACGCCACCAGTTGTGCTTGGGGTAATTGTACCGATTGCAGTAACGGTATTAGCACCACCAGTTGGGGAAGGCTGTGTCAAAGATACAGTAATTACACCGCCAGCTAAGTTAGCTGCGGAAGTAGTTTGGTAAAGAGAAACGTTTTCGATAATTGAACCGGCTGGTAACACGAATGGGGTTACGCTAGTTTGGCCAATATCGGCAGTGGTAAATGTTACAGCGCCAGAGTTTGCGGCTGTGATTGGGTTAGTAATGTAGCTTTCTTGAGTACATACTGCAGCACCAGAGTTATCAGGGGCGATTACACCATTGTTTGTTGGGTTGTTGTACTTGTAAATACGTACTGGTTGATTAAATGTTACTGACATTTTGATTGTTTCCTATCAAGAGTTTATAGCCCCACTCAGTCGCTTGATCGTCTACTGGGAAGGAGCAGTAGTCTGTTGGGGGCAAATCTTCCTATACTTACTAATGCAAACTATCAGGCAAAAACGCCCTAAAAAGCAAAAAAGCCACCTTTTGGGTGGCTTTTCTGTTATTGCAAGTGGTTTGGATTACAAACCAGCAGTTCCGAAGATATTTCTTGCATCATGCCAACCTAAAGCATAACGCTCGGTTGCTTTGTAACGCATGGAATCAGTTTCAAAGTCGCCTTCCATAGATTTCTCCATTGGACGACGCATAACGAGCATGAGACCATTTTCAGCATCGGTCTGGATCCACCAAGCCTTGGAAGAGCTCAAACGGGTTACAACGTGTGTACCCTTTGGAAGCATACCAGTAGACT